AACCGCTTCGGCCTCCTTCGCCGAAGCCTTGTCCTCGGCCCGCGCAGCCGATGCCGCCGATCGGGTGGCATCCGCCCGCGCCTTGATGATCGCCGCGATCTGATCGCTGTAGCTGGCTTCCGCGTTCAGCCCCGCCTCAAAGCTCGACAGCAGTTCCCGCGCCTCGGGATCCCCGGAGGCGAGTGCATCGGCGAGTTCGGCACGCTTCTCGGCAATCTTCCCGGCAACCTCGGCGGCGGATTCGGAACCGCCACCTTGAAGCGCCGCCAGCTGCGCCGCCTTGCCGATGTTCGACAAGTTCAGCGACGATACCGTGCCCGCCAGCGTGGCCGCAGCCGCATTCGCATCCCGGAAGGGCTTGCCGAGATCGACGCCCGCGAGGGCTTTGGTAATCTCTTCGATCGCTTTGGTGTTGCCCTGAAGGCGCAGGGCCTCGATCGCTGCCTTGCCGGCTTCTACGGCGGCAGCACGCAATTCGGGCGGGATGTTGCCGGATTCATCCTTCGCCTGCGAAAGGACACGGGTAAGTTGCTGGGCGCCCTCGACCACGCCACTGACGTTGGAGGTATCGCCCATCTTGCGCAGGCCCTCGGCCACCTGCGTCGCCTGGACGATGGTAAGGCCGAATCCGCTCTGGATCTGGCGGATCGCCGTCTGTGCCTGGGCAAGCCAATCCTCCCGGAACGCGCCCCCGGCATTCCGCGATGCGGTGTTGAAGCGGTCGACCTGCTCGATCAGCCCATCGAACTTCGTCTTGAGGCCCTCGGCGACTGTGGTCAGCTTGTCGAGCGACTCGATCCGCGCGAGCTCCAGCAGGGCGAGGTTCATCTCGCGCGCGGCTGTCGCGCCTTCGCCGAATTCACCGCGCAGATCCCAGATGCTGCGCTTCGCCTCAGACATGGCTGCGCCGAGATCCTTGGTGCTGCTGCTCAGCTCATCAAGCGTTTCCTCGAACGTCTTGGCCTTTTCGTCCGCAGACATGAAATACTGCGCCGCCGCGGCACCGAGACCAATCACCGCCATCGTCGCCAGATTGGCACCGCCGACCATGCCCAGAAAGGACGTGCGGAGCGCCGTGCCGACCGACATCCCCGAGGCGCGCATCTGGCCGAGCACCTGATTGACCTGCGTCCCCTGCTGCATCATCAGCATGATGGGGTTCTGGCCCGCCGCCATCATCATGGCGATGTCGTTCATCTGGAAGGTCAGGTTCTGCGTGTACGCAGCCGCCGCGCCGGCGCTGACCCCGACCTGCCGCATGCCGTTCGCCATAGGCGCCATCGCGGCGGCGGCACGATCGCGCGCGGCGGCGGCTTCCAGCGCCGAGATTGCGCCCATCCGCTCCGCCTCGGCGATCTCGCGCAGCTCCAGCTCATATTGCCTGCTCGCCGCAAACAGCGGATTGAGCCGCGCCCGGACCGCATCAAGCTCCTGCCGGTAGAGCGCAGCCTCGCGCACCGAGGCGGCGGCGCTCTGACCGACCTGCCGGAACGACTCGCTGAGGTGGGTGTTGGCGATCGCCAGCGCCGAGCTTTGGGCCGCCATGCCCGAAGCACCTGCCATGCCCGACAGGTTCGCAGGCAAAGACTGTTGCACCACCGAAAAGGACGGCAATGTCGATGCCGCGCTGGTCGCTGCCCGAACCTGATCACCAGCGCGCTTTGCTGCCGCCGCAAGTTCCGCCTGCGCGTTCGCCGCGCTCTTGGCGGCCGACGCATTGTTCGTCAGAGCGGCGGTGTTCTGGTTCGCGGCCGTTGCCACCGATCCGGTCGCCGTGCCGACGGTGCCGAGCTCCTGCCGCAGTTCGGCGACACTCGCCTTCGCGGCAGCGGTGTCGGCCCGAAACACGACCGAGATGTTGAAGGCCTTCGCGTCGGCCATCAGCCGGCCTCCTCGGCAAAGACCTCAAGCGCCGCGCGTTCCATGACCTGGACGCCGGCGAATGCCTGATCGGAGATTCCGAGGCGGCGGAAGGCGACATCCGCCGCAGCATAGTCGATGCCGAGCCAGGCAAGCGCGCCGAAGCCGATCGCAAGCCGCCATTGGGTCTCGACGGCCAGAAAGGCCGTCACGGTTTCCCAATTGCAGGCGAACACCTCGAACACGTCCCCGTCCTTCATGGAAGCTTTTGCGCTTGGATCGATCGCCCCGCCCATGGCGGCGAACTGGCGGACGATCTCGTCATCGATGGCGACAGGCTCGCGGTCATCGATCCTGCCGAGCCGCGAGAGCGCCCATGCCCTCGCGGCCCCTCTCAGTTTCCCGTCTGGGCTTCCTTGCCGAGCAGTATCTCCTGAAGCGCGAGGTTGACGCCGAGGCGGAACCACGCCTTCTTCCACGCGGCGCGCAGCATCTCCTCGGAGAACGGGACCGGGTTGCCGTTTCCGTCCACGACGCCGTCCCAACCACGAATGATCGAAACCATGTCATCTTCCTCGAAGGCGAGGCGTTCGCGCTCGGTCTCGAGGGCGGCATATTCCTCCTGACGGTCCAAGGTCTGGTCGCGGTCCCGGATCACGAACTGCACCTTCAGCTTCTGTTCGGACATCTTTCCGGGAGTGGCGTCATCGGGGACGCGGACCGTGACGGGCCACCACACGGTCGGGCTTTGGACGAGGACGAATTTCATGAGCAGTCTCCAGGAAAAAAGCCGAAGGGCATCCCTCCGACAGGTTGGGAAAGAGGATCAGCGGACCGTGATGGTGAGTTCGTCGCGGCCGGACACCGGGCAGAACGAGAGCGGCAGCGAATAATTGGCGATGCCGTCCGTTTCGCCCTGAGTGGGCTTGCCGATCTCGACGGCGGGGCCCGCGACCTGGACGATGTTTCCGCCCACGGTCCCATGCACGAGATCAAGCGCACCGCGTTCGCGGCTACGGGCCTTGGCGAACCAGTTGACCTCGGCCAGATGGCGCGCCTCGACCACGGCCGTCCCGGTCGATTTCCGGTCGGAGATCAGCATCCGCTCATCGCCGATCAGGAAGCGCGGCGTCAGGGTGTTGCCCAGATCGATCGTCAGGCTTTCTGCCACCGATCCAGCGCCATGCAGCGACATGACGGTGTTCGCCTTGCTGACGACGAGGGGCACGCCCCAGCCATCGAGGCTGAAGGCGGGCAGCGCCGCGTCCTCGATGTCGCCGAGCATGCCCTGAAGCGTGAAGCGGAACTTCGGGATCTGCTTGGGGGTGAACGTCATCTGGACGTTGGCCTGCGAGCCGATGAACGCATGCTGCACGCCGTCCGAGTTGAAGTAGAGCGTGCCGCTGGGAACGTCATCCTCGATGATCGAATAGATGATCTCGCCGCCCGAGACGGTTTCCGCCATGCCGGTCACCTGAAGCAGCGAACCGTATTTCGGGGCGGTGCCGGCCGATCTGGAACCCGCGATCTCGACGTCGAATTCGATCTTGCCGTATTCGGCCGCGAGCACGACGCCGTGGTTGCCGAGGTAGGGCATGAACAGGTCGCGCGAAACCTCCTCCGCCTCGATCGGGGTGAAACTGATGTTCGTGGCGACGATCGCATCCGCATCACCGGGCGCTGCGTCATCCATGTAGATATCTTCGAGCTTGTGCAGCATGGCGAGCTTGCGCCAGCGACGAACGGCCATGGGATTTCCCTCGATCAGGTTTGCGCGGCCCGGAGGCCGGGCTTCTGATCCGGGTTTGGCATGGGCGGAAAAACAAAACCCCCGGACGTGGTCCGGGGGCTTGGCGGGTCGAGCGTATGGCCTGCACCATGCGCTATCGATCCGGGGCCGGTCAAGCCGTCTGGCGTGTCATGCCCCTGTCAGGAAACGGGCGGTCGCCCAGGTCTGAACGAAAATACTGACACCCTTGGTCACGGGACTGCTTTCACCGCCGATCAGTTCGCACGGCTCGATCCCGCCCGGCGGCTCCCACCCGGCGAGCGCCTGTTCGACATCGGCCTTCAGGGCATCAAAGCGCAATGCGCGCTCACCGCCCATGAATGTATCGTATTCCCGAATGACGATCCCGGTGGCGAACTGCACCTCGACCCGCTGGCGGAAGCCGCCGGTCGCAAGCTGCTGGGCACCGGCGCGCTCGCGCCACGGCATGAGGATCAGAGACCCGTCGTTGACCTGCCCGGCACGCGCGGCCATCGCGTCGATGTCTTCGGCAACCTCGATCGCATCCCAGCGTTCGGTCGGGATCAACACCTCGCGCAGGTGACCATGGATACCGGCGAGCATCAGCGCCACCCCCGCAGCCGGTCGGGCGTGAACACCTGCGGCGGATGCGCGGCCATGACGGTGCCGGACGAGGCGGCGATCGCCGATTCCCCGGCCTCGACCGGCAGGGTCGCCACACCGCGCGCAACGTCCTTCAGAGCGGCGATCGCGTCCTTGTAATCGGTCTCGACGTGCTCGGGGGCACCATTCCGGTGCAGCACGTATCGCGCGATCGACGTTGCCCAGGTGCGCACGATCGGCGGGGTCGAAGGCAGCGGCACCGGATACTTTGCACCGACATAGGTGTTGACCAGGTTGTCGGCATCCTGAAGCGCGGCCTCGATCACCGCCGCGTCCGGCGCTCCATCCCGATCGCGATCGGCGATGTCGCGAAGCTCTTTGTCACCCGCCCGCTCGATGAGGTCTTCGAGGGAGGCATACATCACGCCATTCCCATAGCGGCCTTGTAGAGATCAAGGATCGCCTCTTCCTCCGCAAGATCATCCTTGTCGCGTTTGCGAATGGCGATGATCTTGCGCATCGCGGCGGTATCGTATCCGCGACCCTTGGCCTCGGCCATAACCTCTTTCTGCTGTTCGGCGATGTCCTTCTTCTCGGCTTCCAGATGTTCGTATTGCTCGATGAACTGGCGCAGTTCGTCGGCGGCGACGTTATAGGCGGCGTCATTCGGCATCAGGTCACCCCATCAGCATGAGCGTGGGCGGGGCAAGGTTGCCGGAACAGGTCATCCCGGAAACCTTGCGACCGTTGACGGCACGGGCCTGCCGCGCGCGGCGGATGGCATCGGCGCGCATGGCCGAGGCGCGCCAGTCCTCGCAGGGGTAGAATGGCGCACGGCCGTCCACCGCATCGGGCAGCGCGAGGCGGTAAAGGACATGGTGTCCCCAGAACCGGACCGCCTCACAGCATGTACCGAACAACCCGGGCAGGCCGAACAGCCAGGCGCTGCACGTCGAGATGATCCGGATCATTGGCCGTCTCCCCTCTGGCTGTCACGGAATGCGGCCTCGACCTGCGGACCATACTCGAATGCGTCGTCGTGAAAGACGCCCTTCGAATATCCCGCCTCGAAGATCTGGCGCGGATCGGGATCGGGCGGCAGATCGATGCGCTTCGGCTGAAAGACCGCCCGGTTGACCGCCATGAACCCCTGCTCGATCGCGGTACGACCGATCGAGAGCCAGCGCTGATCGATCGCCGGATCCGCCTTCAGCCCGTCAAGGAAGCGCAACACGCGCTCCTCAAGCATCTTCGAGCGATTCACCGTGGAAACGGCGATATCCGACTGCGGGCGATACCCGGAAACGGGAAGTCCTTCATGCTGGCTCATGTCTCTGACCTGAAAAAGGAAAAGGGTGCGAGGGCGGCGGGAATGCGGGAGGAGCCGCCCTCGCGGGGAGAAGGGCCGACTGCTCTCAGCCCTTCGTCTCCTTGCCGCTGGTGGCTTTCCTCACCTTCGCGGCCTCGGTATCTGCGACGTCCTTGCCCGAGGCCAGCTGCGGCCCCGTGGCCGCCGCAAGCTGCGATTCAAGCTCGGCCACGCGCACCTGAAGCGTGTCGCGTTCCGTCTGCACCCCGGCAAGCATTGCCTCCAGCTCGGTCCCGCGCACCCGAAGTGCGTCGCATTGCTGTTCCGCGCCGGTAGCCCGGGCCTGCGAAACGGCAAGCTGCCCTTCCAGCGCCGCCGTGGCGTCGTACACCGCCGCGTCGAGCCTCTCGGCGACAGCAACATCGATCGCTTCGGCGCTGGACATGGTCGAGATGTGGACCGCACCGGGATCGACCGGCAATTGCGAAACCAGCGCTTCATCGACCGTGACCTGATCGCCCGGCATGAACCACGCGGAGCCGACCTTGGCGGGACCGGAGAGCGTGACAGTGACCTGTTTATCCATGACGTCCTCCTTAGACTGGCGCGCCGGCGTTCTTGAAGAGGAAGCCGCCCTCGGCCCCGACCAGAACCGGGCGCCGCTCGGTCTTCGTAGGATAGATCCAACTGTCGTTGCTGTGCTCGAAATAGGGCTGCTCGACCTGCGGATAGCCCGAGAGCTCGTAGGTGTAGCCGTAGGCCGGCACCTGATAATTGGTGCCCATGGGCACATAAGCGAGGATCGCGTCGTCGCCCCAGACATCCGACGCCGGGTTGGCATCGGTCACGTTCTCAGGCAGATAGACCGCCTCGCCGACGATCACGTTCTTCAGCCGGAAATAGGCTGCGAGCATGGCGGTGGTGATGCTGTCGGCCGAGGTGTATTTGAACTGATCCTTGATCTTCTCGTTTCGCGTCAGACCGAGGAAAGCCGAGGGACCGAGGACCAGCGTGTTTCCACGCCGCCCGATCGAGCGCCGGATCGCTTCGTTGGCGTTCGTCACGTCTTCAGCCGGATCGCTCGACGGGTTCGACCAGCGATCCGAGCCCGCGAGCGTCACCTTGTTGTTCGCGCCGTAATTCGCATCCGCCCGGGCAATCTGAGCCGTATCGTATTCGAGGCCGAGATCGAGCTTTTCAAGCACCATGTCCACGGCGCCCTTGCCCAGATCGACGCCGGGGACCTTGGCCGCCTCTTCCATGTGCTCGATCGGCACGGTGCCCTCGAGCGCATCCTGGACAAGCGACACAGGGTCCGAGGCATAGCCGTATTGGATGCGCTTCTTGTCGGCGCCCGGCGCCCGCCGCGTGTTCAGCATGCGGAAGGATTCCTTGCCGAAACGCAGCACGCGCATATTGCGGTTCGGAATCGTCGCGCGCGGGAACAGGACATGGCCGATAAATTCGGAGTTGCGATAGCCGCGGGCATAGGTCGAAAGGATCGGATCGATGACGGCGGCGGTGCGGTTATTCAAGGGCATGAGGCCTGTTCCTTCAGCGGATGAGGATGTCGACGAACTCGCCATCTGCGGCGGCCGTCAGGGCGGTGGAGAAAACGTTGACGGCTCCGACGCCAGCAACCTTGACGCCCCCCCCGGCGGCGGAGATGAGCTTCGCGCCGACGGTGACCGCGCCCGAGGCTTTCACGCGGGCAATGCCGATCGCCATGACGGCGGTCGGGTCGCCGATCACCGTGCAGGGGTGCTTGGCAACACCAAAGACCGGCGCGTCTTCGGTGGTGATCTTGGCTCCGGCGAAGCTGATGAGGTCAGCAGCCTCGAAAAGACCCGTCGGGATGACCGTCCAGGACAGGACGTCGTGAAACATGAACATTGCAGATCTCCTGTCAGGACACGGCGCGCACGGCGTCGAGATACGCAGTGCCGGTGTGCTGGCGCTGGTATTCGAGCGCCTTGTTGTGGACCGCGAGGCCCTCCGGATCGACGTCCTTGCCGTCGGCCGCGAATTTCGCGGGGGAATCGGTGCCCGGACCGGCCGGAAGATCGGTATCGCCGAAGCTGACGATCTTCGGGGCCGCTTCGAGGATCTTGCGGATCGCTTCCGCAGGTTGCAGCGGCTCACCCGCAGCGAAGCTGATGGTGTCGGCGGCCGGAACCCCGTCGAGCAATGCGACGACCTGATCCTTCAGGATGGGAAGGAGGCGGCCGTCCTGGACGAGGCCCTCGGCGAAGGCGACGTTTCCAGCATGGACGGTTGCGGCTTCGCGTTCAGCGATTGCCGCCTCGCGGCGGGCAAGATCGGCTTCGCGCTCAGCGAAGGCGGGATCGGGCTGCGTGGTCACGACAGGTTCCTTTTCGGGTTGCGGGGGATTGACGGGGGGCTTGGCCCCCTCGGAATAGGCAGGGTCCGGCGGCGGATCGCGGCCCAGATCGCCGAGCCATTCGATGTTCCAGGACGGCAGCGCCTTGTCGGCATCCTCGATCCCATAAAGATCGATGAAGAAATCGCGCAGCGAGCGCAGGATCGACGCGGTCTGCGCTGCCGCCGGGTTGCCGAACGCCGCGGTGAAGGTCACCGCTTCCCCGGCTGCGAACTTCGCATTCTTCAGCCCGCTCACCGCCGGAGCGGCGGCGCCAAGGAAACCGACGTGCTTCGGATACCAGGTGCCGGGCACGGGATTGTGCGATTGCTTCGGCGCGAAGAAGGCCATCGAGACCTTCTTGAAGCGCCCGGCTTTCACGAGATCCGCGAACTGCGGCTCGATCTCATGCAGGTTTGCGAAAAGCCGCTCGGATGGCGCGTCGTAATCGAAGTGATCGACCCAGCCGAATGCCGGGGCATCGGTGTCGGGATGACCGACGACGATCGGCGCCGGCGCGACCTCGGGATCATAGGCATCGGCGATCGCGCGCAGGTCGGCGGCCGAATAGGTGATCGGCTCCCCCTCCATCGGCTTGAACGTGCCGGGACGGAACACCTCGATGCGGGCGGTAAGAGGCTGGGTGGTCATTGAGCAGTCCGTTGTTGACGAACCACCCATTGCATGGCCGGAAATGACAAACCCCCGGACATGGTCCGGGGGGTGTTATCGGCTGATCTCGCGCGATCCTGCGGGAGGCGGGGGGATATCTCAAGCGGAATTTCCCAAGCCGCCTCCCGATTACCTCCGGTTGTGCTCGCAGAGCGATCCTAACAGGGGGCTAACAGGGCGCGGGGCGTTTTCGCGCCCATCCGCTCGTCTTGCACTCCGATCGCCCTCAGCGGCGAAAAATCGGGGGCCGCTTCCTCAACGCATGAGCCAGTCTTCCGCATCTTCCAGAATGCCCTCTTCGTCCGCGCCGGTGAGGCCGAGATAAGGCCGCGCCGGGATGGTGATCGCATGCGCCTTGATCGTCACGTCGCGGCCCCCTTCCTGACCTCGCTTTGCGAAGCGCCGTCCGGCCATGTATCGGGTGCTCTCCGGCTTCTGGATCGTTCCGCCCTGCTGGTGGATCCCGGCATAGGGCAAAGGCGATCCGAGCTGCACATCATCTTCGCTGGCGATGTAGTTGAGGGACCCGGCAAGCGATGATCCGATCTTTCCCTTGCTGTTCGAGCGCAGGATCGTAAGAGGCAGCTGACCTTTCCGGGTGCGCGCGCGGATGGTTGTGGGGCGCAGCGATACCCACGGCGTTCCGTCTGGCGCAGTCTGGGACCGGAAACGGTCCTGGGCGGATGCGAGCATGCGCTCACCCACAGCCGCAAAAAATGGGCGACGGTTCGCCATTCGATCGAGGATCGCCTGAAGCGCGACCTGCGCCTCCTCGTCGTGAAGCTCGGCATGAATGATGATGCCTGCCATCGTTGAAAATCTCCCGTGAATGGCGTATGTCTGAGGTATCGAAGTGGACGTGGCGGCGATGGCCCTGGTAGGCCCTTCGGTTGTGACGGTCGGATCGCCCCGACTGTCACCTACGCTTCCAGAGCAGCTTTCCTCCCCGGCGCAGGTCGAGCAGCTTCAGATCCGGCGCCCCGTTCTTTTTCGTCGGCTGATAGCTGGTGATCGGTTCCCACCATTTGCGCCCGATCTGCATGACGACATTGATCCCCACGGTCGGATCGACGCGGATATACCGGCGATCGAACAGCAGCTCCTGAAGCTCCGGTCGAACCGGATCCGGTTTGGCCGCAACGCCGATCCAGATCTCGTCAGGATCCAGCAGGGCCTCCGCCATCAGCGGGGTGTAGATCTCCCGGCCGCGCTTCGCGACCTTCCAGAGGCCAGATCGATCCCGGAAGAACTGATCCGAGATCGGGACTTTCGCACCCGCCGCATCCTCCCAAAGCACCGCGCGGCCGATATCTGCCCCGAACGGCTCAAGGAAGGCGCGGATGTAATCCTCATCCGCCAGCCCCTGTGCAAGTGGTGCCGCCTGAAACGGCTTCGCGGCGGCAAGCAGGTCGGGCAAGGGTGATGGGGTGTCGATGACCACGGCGTGACGGCCGGCATCAATGAGGCCACCGCCCTCCTCGATCAGGGCGGAGGGAACAAGGCCGCGTTCCCATTTGTCGCCGGGCATGTAATCCCAGCCGTAGTCCACACCCTCCGGCAGTTGCACGGTCTCGCCGGTGGCCTTGTGCGTGTAGGGGCGGCGGATGATTTCGGGTGCCTTGTCCGGACCATCCTTGCCGAGGCGGCGAAGATCGCCGCGCGACAGCGTCCGCACACCGCAGCTGCACAGCCACCCGTTCGGCGGGAAATACACGTCCCACCACGGATCGTTCCACATCAGGACAAGACCGTCGAAACCGACATGCTGCGGGCGCGGGTTGAGCGGCACCCGGGTATCGGCATGGACATACTGCCAATAGGGCCGGATCCGCACCATATCCGGGTCGCGCATCTGGCGCAGGCGACCGGCCATGTAGCTGGTTCGGACGTTCGTCTCGAAGATCGTGCGGATCCGCCATTCCCGCCCGCCGTTGTAAGACCAGCCGTATTTGTCCACGATCCGATCGAACTCGGCGGCAAAGCCCTTGATGTCGTAGGTCTTCGCGCCCTCGATCACCGCCTCGTGGAATTCCTCGAGCATCGCCATGTCGGTGGCGCCTGCGACGACGAAGGCGCGATCGTGATCGCCCTGCATCGCATCCGTCCAGGCGCGGGTAGGCTTGCCGCGTTTCTGGCGCAGGAACTCGATCTGCTCGGCAAAATCCTGACGGGTCAGCGTGATGTCGGCAAAGGCTGGGGCGGACGTGCCATCCTGAAAAACCGCCTCGCGTCCTTCGAGAGCCGAAAGCTCCGCCGCCTGCGAGATCAGGGCGGCCAGGGCATCCGGCGTCCATTTGGCGGCAAGTTCGACAATCCCGCGCGACACGGACGCGAAATCCCCGACCGAGGTGATGAGGTCGCGCAGCTGGGCAAGGCGCCGCTCGAAGTGTCTCTCGGCCGAGGCGACCGCCTGATCGGTGATCGTCTCGACAGGCCCGCCCGGCTCAGCGAAGCAGACGTGCCGATGCGTCAGCGTTTTTTTTTGAGCCGAGAGGCAGAAAAGGCGGCGGGATCGCCGCCTGGGAAGATATCGGGTTCCTCGGTGCCCCCGCCGCCCGCGAAATCCGCACGCGCCGCGACCATCGCGTCGATCGTCCTGTCCGAGAGGTGATCGGTGATGGCGAAGGACACGATGTATTCCCGCGCAACCGCATCATCCTCAAATTTCGCCGCTTCGGTGACGATGGTGCGCAAAGCCTTCGCGCCCGATTCCGCCGCCTCGGCCTTGGTCTTCCGTGTCTCGGCCTCGGCCTTTTCGTTCTTGGGGCGAACCCGCCAGACATCCGGCACCGCCGCGCCCGGGAAATTGTACTCGACCATCCAGGTGAGCAGATCCCGCTTCAGCGTCCCGGACAAGAGATCGCCATCCCGGTCCGCCCGGGTGTCCAGCTCCTCCTGGTGAACCTCGCCGAGGGCGCGGTTGCCGCCAGCGGACCCGGCCTGCGTGGTGAGCGTCTCCCCCGTAACCGCGATGGAAATCTGCCGGTCCCAGTATTCCAGGAACTGCTCATAGGTCACAGAGCCGGAGCGGCTGGCTTCGAGAAACTCGACATCCGTCCCGATCGGCACCGTGATCGCCGAGGCGGTCTGCGCCCGCTGAAGGGTCTGGAGGAGCTTTCCCTGCTCGTCGCTCAGCGTCCCGTAGGGCGTTTTCCCGACCACGGTCGGCCCGGCGAACTTCTCAAGGAAGTGCAACCAGAAGGCGATGCCCTCGCGCTTGAACAGCACCGGCCAGAACAGCGACGATCCAAGGCCGAGGCCATAGGGATTGTTGCCCTTCACGCCGACGCGATGAACCATGAACTTGCGCTCGGGCAGTTCAATGCCTTCGGTGATCGCTGTCCAGGTCAGCAGCCGCGGCCGCCAGTCGCGACCAAAGACGATGCGGCGCTGATCGATATCCTTCAGCGCGACCGGGACGATGTTTTTTCCGTCGCGATCCCAGACCGTTTCGAGGACCGAGAACCCTTTGAGCGTGGCATCGAGCATATCCTCGGTCGCCTGATCGAAGGGCAGCTTGCGCAGGCGCTGCTCGCAGAAATCGGCCGCTTCCTTGTCGATCGGCCGGTCGCCGCCGGGCTGAACCTCCCAGGCACGCGCGATCAGCCGGCCTTTCCGCTTCTGGAGCATCGACCCGGCATGCGTGTCCCGCTCGATCTCGTCGTAGATCTTCAGGCCCTTGCCGTTGCCCTGCTGGATCAGCGTGTCATCGACCGGCGACAGCACGCCGGAGAAATACGGGACCGTGATGTCATTGCTGACATCCGCGATCAGGGAGCGGGCGTCCGTGGGCAGGTTGCGGCGCGGATTCTCGGCGAATGCCTGGCTGCGGTTCTTCTTCTTGCCCATCAGATGACTCCCTGTCCGAAATTGGGGGCAGAGAGGATCGCCTTCTCGACCGCATAGGCATCGGCCCCGCCGTAATAGCCCGGCTCGTGCCGGACACGATGCGTCGTGCCGTCGTACATGGTGATGACCAGGACACTTTCGCCCGGCCCGTTCATGTAATGCCGCCGATCCCATTCGAGGAACGACACGAAGGCAGGATTGACGTGCCGATCCTTATCAATGCGAACCATATCCGCCTCCCAACCTGTAACCGCCCAATCGGCCGGAAGTGATGTCGCTTCCGGCCGTCAGGATCTGACCCGCGCGGCCCCCGCCGCCACCGACATAGGGCAGGGCGTTCTGCCAGAGCATGTCGAGGCAATCCGGGCCATCGTCATGATCCGCATTGGGCCATTGCTGCAGCTGATCGATCAGCGTGGTCTGGCTTTGGTGCAGCCGGATCAGACCGCCCTTGATCGGTGGCTGAAGGCGCTCGATGCGCAGGTTCTTGTCTGCAACTGGCGTAATCGGGACCGCCGATATCCCCACGCCCTGCCGGGCCGCATCTGTCATCAAGGTCGTGCGCAGGAATTCCTGAAACTGGACCGACTCGATGAACCAGAGCATGCAGCCGTATTTGCGCTGAAGCGCAATCGTGTCGGAGATGATGATGTCGGGCAGTCGCCGTCGGATCGAGGCTTCGACGACATCCATCTTGCCGGTCAGGCGGTCCATGCCGCCGATCAGAATCGCGGAAGGATCGCGGCCCTTGGACTTCTTGCCGAGTGAGGGATCGACCGCCCCGAAGAAAACGAGGTCACTGCGGACCTGCGCCCACCAGGTGATATCGCCGAACGGGTTCCCGTCCGACATCGGCTTGTTCTGATACTCCGTCTGAAAAGCGTCGTGAGATTCGGCGCGTTTCAGCATCAATTCGACAAGTGGCTGGATCGAGGGCCAGTTGACAATGGCCCCGGCATCCATCTCGGTCTTGTGCGCCGCATAGAAAGCACGGGCACCAGCTTCGCCACCGAATTCATTACCGTCTTCGTCGATGCCTGGATTCAGATAGATCTCTTCGAACTGTTCCCAGAGATCCATGCGATCAGGCCACCTGACGATCGCCTGGAATTCCGTGACGCTCCACATCGGCTTCTTCGCCGCGCGAACCAGCACGGCGTCAAAATGCAGCACGGTGCCAACCCAGATCACATCCATCGACCCGTCGGGCGGACCGACCTGAAGCGCCGCGCGATAGACCCAGTTCTCCAGCTTCTGGCGCTGGTCGATGCTGCGAACCTGTTCGTCATTCTCCAGATCATCGAAGAACATCAGGTCCGGACGAAATGGGCCATGACGTCGGCCGCGTAGTTTCTGGAGTGCTCCCAGACCCTCGACCCTGATATTGTTCCGGGTGACAATCTCTCCCTCGCGCCAGACGCGGCCAGCACCGCAGGCATCCGGGAAATCGTTCTGAAGGCGGATGTTCGTTGTGAGTTCCGCCTTGATCGCCTCGATCAGAAGTGCCGCCTGGGCATAAACATCGCAGACCTCAAGAATGTAGCGCTTCACGCCACGGACGATGCAGTACAACGCGAAGCCGAGCGACAGGTGGGTGGATTTCGAGGAACCACGCGGAGCGATCAGCAACTCGCGCGCCCCTTTGTCCCGGGAAAGAATCTCCGGCGTCAGACGAAACACCGCCTCATGGAACAGCGACGGCTCGCCCTTCACGTAATGCGGCAGGTAGGTTTCGAGAAAGAACCGGAAGCCATCGTTATGAACACCGTCCGCGTTGGCAACACGCGCCAGCCGGGCGCGCCGGGCGCCCGCATCGGTCGGAAAGGCATCAACGGATAGCTCCACCCACCGGGCAAGCTCCTCACCCTTCTTCTGAATACCGGCGAGAAATTCCTTCTGGCTGGTTTTTGGGCGCGAGGTCGGGCGGGCGGCCATGGATCACCTCACGGCGCGAAACGTTGGGCGATATGCTCCGCAAACGGACCAAGCAATTCCTGAACGGCATCGGTCAGGTGCGGGAGCTTTTCGCGCACGAAATCGACCAGTTCCTCGACCACGGCCTGAGCAACTCCCAGCTCCGAGAGCTTCGGCGCGGCGCGCGAGGCCGCCGCCACCATCTTCGTGGTGGAATCGGCAAGCGAAGCCATCAGCTTGACCTTCGTCTCGACGTCGAGACCGCCTTCCTTGATCTGATGGAGGAGCTGCTGCGCTTGCAGCATATATTCCTCAAGCACGATCGAGGTCACGACATCGCCGCCCTGACCGGACATCACAGCGGCGGTGCGCGCCATATCCCAATCGTCGCCATCGGCCTTGGCCTTCTTCTTCCAGCGACCGACAGTTGCTTCGCTTACCCCATAGGCCGCGGCAATGGTCGAAGCTGTCAGGCGACGAAACACATAGTCGGATCGGGCACGGCGGCGGATTTCGTCATTACTGGCCAAGGGTCAGGCCCCCGCTGATGATGAAGGTCATCCCCCCACCGACGATCGCCGCGACGACCAACCAGACGACCTTGTTGATATTGGCGTTGATCGCGTCGAGCGAGTTTTGGATGTATCCCATCCTGACAGTCGCAATCTGTTCGGAGGTTTCGAGCTTCGAGATGCGAGCCTCCGTCGCGTCGACACGGACGCGGGTCTCGGCGATCTGATCGGCATGGCTCTGGGTAAAGGTGGGATCGGGCACGGATGATCTTTCGGAATTGAGGGCGAAGCCCGTGTGTGTCAGTTCAGCAGCCTGGCCAGCTTGCTCTCGGCCAGCCCCTGAAGCACCGTGGCCGATGCGCCGAGACGGGCGACAGCCTGTGGCGAGGATTGCGCCACATAGTCGAGCGTGGCCTGCGTCAGGGCGGCGGTGGTGGCAGCCGGGCCAAGACGCGAGATTGCCAGCGTGGCGCCGGTGGACAGCGCCGAATGCAGGGTGTCGCGGGCCTTGGCATCCATCTCGGCACCGATCACCTTGCGGTAGCCGAGGCCGATCAGACCAACGATGGTCATGATGCCCAGATCCACGATCTGCGGAGCGATCGCCTGCATGATGGTCTCGAACATGGGTCAGATTCCTTTTGCGGTGGCGGGCAGAGCGGACTCGAAGGTCCTCGCGTAGGCGGCGATGTCATCCGCCCGATCGAGGCCGTTGATGATGCGCCGGGCGTTGCGATAATCCGGGGTCTTGCCGGACAGGTGGCGATCGAGCGTCTGCCCCGGAACGAACCATCCCTCGCAGGAGCCCAACACCATGATCCGGGCGGCGACGGGCTGGCGCAGGGCGCCATCGGGATCGGCGATCAGATCGACACCGAGACGATCCGTGGCCTTCTGGTAGTTCGCGCGCCCGGTGAGCTGAACGTAACCCCGGCCCCGGAAGCGCCAGCCGTCCCCCGGCTGCGTGTTGCCCATCCGCCCGCCATAGACCAGATTGGCCAGCCCCTCGGGATTGCGGATGTAGGGCTGCGCCGACCCGGACCCCGGAAAGCGTGCAGGCCAGACCGCCTGGATCCGGGCGGCCGTGGTATAGGTCAGGTTTTCGGTATTCGGCACCATCGCCGCCCCGGTTTCGTGGAACGCGGTGGCGAGGAGGTAAGCCTGATGCGGCGCCGGCAGTCCTTCGGTCGCGGTCAGGATTGCGTTGATCCCGTCCACCTGGGACTGCGAGAGCCTGCCGCCGAACAGTGGGCGGATGCGGGCGAAGTTAAAGACGGCGGCGGGCATGAGGGGGCCATTGTTTCGCGAGTGTTGACCAGCCCGGTTTACGCACGCGCGAAAACACAAACCCCCGGACCAAGTCCGGGGGTGCGTTACAGATCGGGGAAAAGTGTCAGCTTGTCCGGGGGCTTATTGGCGAGCCGTCGGACATGGCGCTGAGATACGCCGAGCAGACGGGCGATCTCGCGCCGGTCCCGCCCGCTGGTCTGCAACGCCTCGATCTCTGGCCGCAACCGGCGAACCTTGCCATTCGGGACATACATGCGCATCCCGGCGAGGAAATGGCAAACCTTCTGCCCCAGATCGTCCCCCAGCAGGTCCACCATCCCACGACACGGATCACGACGCTCATGGAACCTGCGCGGAAACTCCAGCTCCTGCCCTCCGAAATGCTGCATCATCCGAAGCGCCACGCCAAGACCGAACGTTTCGGCAACGTCGAGCAAGGATTCTGGCACATCGTCCAGACGGGAGGGCAGATGCTGGTTCATTGGACACGCTCCTGGGCCATGCCGCGCTGTTCCATCGCCTTCAGCGCCGCGATCACCGGTTTGGCCTGTTCGCGCGACAGCAGATCGGGATCCACCGCGACAGCGTCCTGGCCATGGGCGACGAAGCGCTTGCAGAAGGCGCGGAGGGCTTCGCGCGACTTATTCTGAATGACGCCAAGCCGATAGCACGAATTCCAGAGGGCGTGAATCTGCCTTGAATGCGGCGCAAAGGCTTTCGGCAGGCTGTGCCCGCCCGACTTGACGCGGAAGCCCATGCGCTTCAGTTCGTCGATCACGTCGATCTTCTGACGGTCCGACATGGACCGCAGCGAGGCCACGCCCGTCACCCGCACCAGCATCATGCGATAGGCGTCCTCGTCCATGCCGAGTTGACCCTTGGCGATGTTGATGATGGCAGTGTGGTTCATGCCGCACCGCCTTCCACGGCAGCGAGCAGCTTCCGCCCTGCATCCGTGACGCGGCAGAAATCGTCGATCATCCCGGCGCGATACAGGGGCCATGCGCCGGAGATCGACAGCTTGCGGCCCTGATCGCGCATCTTCCGGCCATCAAGTTCGTCGAGATAGACGTTCCGTCGATCGGCGCTGAGTTCGACCACGGCGCGGCCAGAGGCGATAAGCGCCAGCGCCCCAATCGGCGCTGGCTTCATCATTGCGGCGCGGCATTCGTCGATTTCGTCCGGCGTGAAGATCGAGGTCATCGCACCACCTCCTCACCCCATTCGAACGCATCGAGCGGCTGTGACTTTTCGACCCCCGGCACAAAGACCTTGAGGCCTTCATCAAAGCCGGCCAGCCAGATCTCGTGGACCTCCCATGCCGTGCCGGTACACATCTCGCCACCATCAGCGGTGCCGCACGCCGGGGTATGCCACCGCCCCCAATAGAAGCCGCTCTTTTTCGGCTGGTCAGTCATGGCGGCACCGCGCGCAAAGCCCGTCCGCGCTTTTGGAGGCCGTGAACTGTTTCCCGCAGAGGCGGCATTCCTCCTTGTCAGCAACCGCCTTTGTCGATTTCTGGCCACGCTTCCAGTTCGCGTAGCGCGCCCGAAGCTCAGTGAACTTGACGTTCAATGTCTTCGCAACCTCGTCCATGCTCTCACCGTTGGCCACCGCCTGGAACGCGTCGCCCCAGTCCCGCGGCGTCGGCAACGACGGGGTGGCAGGCGCGACATGGGTGGGGGCCGGATAAACGCCAGAGTCGAAAGCGGCGGCAGACGCATTGATCGCGCGGGACACGCTATTCCGCACCAAATCCGTGATCTGGGCGTCAGTAGCACTCCTGTCCTGCAAATTGGTCTCGATGATCATCGGCGGTGCTTCCTGCGGGCTGGCCGTCAGGAATTTCAGGATCCTGTCGTCCAGTTCCTGCGAATGGAACGTGGCGACGACAACGGGCCGGGTCTCGACAAGATCGAACGATCCGTCGTCGGTATTCTCCTTCAAGTGGTAGCTCTGCATTTCGTTCTCCAGCTGCTCGTCAGGCCGGGGCCACGACACCCCGACGACGCCCCGCGGGGCGTTTCGCTCAGGCTTTGGTGGGTTTGGTCGGTTTGAAGGCGAGGTATTGGCTCTCGGGGATCTGGACCGTCGCGCCCGTGGCGGGGTTGCGGCCTTCGCGCGCCTTGCGGGTCTGCTGCCGGAAACGACCGAGGCCGGTGACGTTGACGGTCGAACCGTTCGCCGCCTGAATGATGATCTCGGCGATCATAGCCTCGACCATTTCCTGAACACTGGTCTTCGCGAAGCCGGTCTTGTTGGCGACGGCGTCGATCAGGTTCGATTTCGAGAAGTTCTTCGCCATGGTGATCTCCTGTGGATGGCGTTGGAATTGCTCGGCCGGACTGCCCGGCCGACCGGGAAGTTACTGCGCCAGACTGATGCTGATGCTGATTTGCTTCTCGCCGGGGGCGGTCCGCATCTTGAACTCCGGCGTGGTTCGGGAGCCTGTGACGCGGATTGCATCGCGCAGGGCGTCCATTGCCTGAAGCCACTTCGGATCCGTGATGTTGTGACGGAGAAGCTTGAAGATTTCGCCCTTGTTGATCAGGCCTTCCTTGTCGATGCTGAAGGCACCATCGACGATCACGCGGAGGGGGGCGGCGGCATCCTCGGTCCAGCCCCGCAGGCATTCGTCGATCAGCGCTTTGGCAGCCTGCAATTCCGATCCAAAATCGAGAGTATCCCGGACGCGGATGCTGATCGCGTAGCAGTCATCGACAGTGCGATAGGTCCGATTGCCCTTCGGTCCTCCCTTCTCCGCGCCATATTTCTCCGCGATCAGGGCGTCGAACTCACCGAGGTCTTCGAACAGATGGCCGCGATAGCGCGAGATCTGTTCGACCAGCGACAGGATCCAGCCGAACTGGTCGCGCACCATCTGATCTTCCAGCAGGTGTTGCGGCTTGATCATTTCGACCGGCAGTAGCCGGTTCTTGGGATCGCGCATGTATTCCGCGCCGTCGATCACCCGGCGTCCGTCGGGAACGAAGGCAGGAGTAAAGGCGGATTGATGGTCGTTCATGTCAGTTTTCCTCTGCTTGTTTGAGGGGGTTCAGGGGGCAATTCTTGCAGGCGATCCACTGATCGAGCCGATCGGGATCGGAGGTGGACATCGGGGCGCTGGCGAAAGCGCGGCAATCCTCGGCCGATATCCCGCGCCGAAGATGCGGGCACATCATCTGATCGCGGTAGAGCCGCAGGACGCGGGCACCGTGCTTCCGGGTGGCAAGGTCAAGGCTGTTCGCGGGATAGGTCCCGTTGATCAGCATCGATACCGACGGACGGGCCATGTCGCACTCACGGGCGATTTCTGACACGCTCTTGCCCTTTGCGCGCTGCGTCTTGAGCAAGCTCACCCATTCCAGATCGGGGAGATCGAGGCTCAGCTTTTGTTGCACGGCACGTCCTCCCCGATGTTGAAATCATGGACGATGCCGAGTTTGCTCCGGTGCAGCGGGGCGCGGGATCCGGTGTCGCGCACCAGCCGAAAGACCTTTGCGCCGTTGCTGCCGGGCTTGTTGCCGGGCACCCGGCCCGGCATCTCGATCACATAGCCAGCGGATTTCAGGATGCGCAGGTATCGATAGGCGTCGTTCACGCAATCCTTTTCGCCGTCGGCTGCATCCATGACGATATCCACCACCGTGAACTCGCGCTGCGCCCGCATCGTGCGCCAGAGCTTGTCCCGAAAGCCGTTCGTTGGGGCGCGTTCAAGAACAGTGGCATCGGCATCGATCGGACCGGAGGTGATGACCTCACCCCGCGCAACGGCCGCAAGACCATCATCCGTCAGACGGTAGCAGCCGGCCACGGCCCGCATCAGGTAACCACGGGCATGCAGGCTGGATGCCGCCTTCGATATCCGCTTGTCAGAAATTCCATATTCCCGGGCCAGCACGGACAGGGTGAGGCACTCCCCGTCCGCCAGCCTGCGCAACAGGCTGGTCTGAAGCTCGCCGGGGCCGAACTGTTTCGACATCACAGATGCTCCGGGACATGGATGGTCTTGCCGCCGCGCTCGGTCATCAGCGGCTGTCCGGCCATGTCAGCGAGCGTGATGCCTTCCTCGCCAGCGTCAAAACGCAGCCCGAACCGCTCGATATTGGCGATGGCGTCAAGAATTTCCCGGTTGAGGCCGTTGGAAACCTTGTGGACGAACTGGACGAGATCGGGCGCAACCTTCACCTCGCAACGCCCTTCGATCAGGGCGTTGGCATCGGCAAGCGTTGCGGGGCGGAAATCGACCTTGTGCGGCGCGCGGGAGTCGATCTGCGGGAACTTCCGGAGGTTGTCGCGCAGGGTGCCCATGCCAACGAGGACCGTGGGCAGGAAGTGCAGATCGGAGATGCCGCGGATCCCCTCCATGATATCGGCCCGCGACGACACCTGGTCGCATTCGTCGATGATCACTCCGAAGAGCTTGCCAGCAAACGCCGCCTTCTGGCCCCGATCCGCCAACTCGGCAATGATGCGCGAGAACTTGGCGCGCGGCCCCCGGATGGTCTCCGGAGCGATTTCCATGGCTGCCAGCATCTCCTGAAGGAACCAGTTGTAGTCCCAGCCCCGCTGCGCGCGCAGATAGAGGCTTCCCGTCTGGGTCATCCAGCGCCGAACCACCATGGTCTTGCCCAGACCCGGCTTGCCGTCGACAACGATCAGGCAGGCCTCGCGCGCACCGCGCTCCTGATAGGCCGTCAGCTTGGCGTAGAAGCGCCGGACGTTCTCCGTCTCGACAAAAGTGGGTCTCATGATATGCTCTCCTCGTCTCTGGAAGTTTCTGGATTGGTCAGGCAACGGCACGGAGGAGGGTTCGAAGCGCCTCCAGATCGATGCCTGACATTCGGAAAAGATCGGCCTTCACCGAATTGTTGACGCACTGCCGCAGCAGGATGATCTGCTTCGGGATCAGTTCGTCGGGATGTTTGAGCGCCCAAGCAGCCAGCTCCTCGTCCGATCCGAAGGTCCGGCGTTTCGGCTTCGTCTGGCCCGAAACCTCGGAATTCCTGACAGCGCCGTCGGCGGGCACGGCTGGAACGAAAGCAGGGAAATCGAAAACCTCGCACGCGGTCTGCACTGGCTGGTGTTCCAGCAGGTAGGGGGCGTCACGTTCAGCCTCGACGTCACGCACCTTCGCCTCAAGCCGCTTCAGGGCGCCCTTCTGCCGCTGCTCGGTTGCCGCCGCGATCCGGGTGCGGGGCATATAGCTGACCTTGTTGCCGCCATAGATCGCGATGGTGATGAGCCGCCCCGGCTCGCCCGTTTCGCGATCGATCTCCCGCACCCAGACCTTGTCGGCCTGCGCATCGTCGTAACCGACGAAGACTCTCTGTTCGTGATAGGGATTGAGATCGAGGCTGAAGTATTCGTTCGTGTTCCACTGCACGAGGCAGCGCGCCACCGTCCGCTCGACATAGGGCCGGAACAGGTCATCCATCATTTCCGGATCGATCCGCACTGGCTCGAACCCGTCACGGACATGCATCTCCCATGCTTCATTCGGGGTCATGAAACGGCGCTGGCCGGTCACCGGATCAATGATGCGCGGCAAAGAACTGTGCGGCTCGTCATTGTATTCGGCCGCGCGCCGCGCCACTTCCGCGCGAAAGGTTTCCCACGGCATGAGCAGGGATGAGCTGCCGAACTCAGCGATTTCCTTGCGGCTCTGGCGGAACGCCTTCTGACGGGCCTCCTTGTCCATTGCATCCCCGAGGTAGGTGGGGAATTCCTTGGCAAGGGTGATCCAGATCGTCTGGTGGGACCGTTCGATGTTCCCTTTAGCCTGCGAGCCATAGGGCAGCGCGTGCATCTTATCGATGCCAAGGCGGGACATCAGACCATTGCCGTTGTCGTCAAAGGTCTTGTTCTTGTAGCCAGCGCCACGGTCCACGTAGAAAACAGCCGGTATGCCGTTCCCCAGACAGGCGTTGCGCAAAGCCTCGGTCACCGCGATGACGTTCTCCTTGCGCGAGATCGCCCATCCGACCAGACGCCGCGTCGCGACATCCATGATCGAGGTGATTTCCGGGCGCATCGCCCGATAGGAATTCGGATCCGCGACTTCGGCGTCAAATGTGTGACCGTCCGCGACATAGATCGTGGTCGGCAACAGGTCCGACGTGTCACGCGAGACATAGGCCATGCGGGAGCGCAGCGTCAGAGCACCCTCACGCCCCTTGTTGCGCTCGATATGGTCGAGCTTCTCCCGAAGCGTGTATTTCACCTGATCGATCGTCATAGGCGTGATCCCGGCAGGAGTGCTTTCAAGGTATTTCCGATGGGACCTGCTGATCGCTGGTTTCGCGGGCAGCGCGAAAAACCGCATGAACCGCCAGAAATCTTCCGGAATAGGTTCCGCCGCCTTGGTCGCGGCCGGCGCGAGCGCTACAAATCCGCGTTCCCGGTGGGCCTTCATCCAGCGCGCCAAAGACCGTTCGCTGACCCTGCAGAAATCGACATCCTTCCGGGGACGGTTGTTCGCCTGAGCAAGAACTTCTTCCGATACCCCAAACCCATATGGGCTCTTTGGGTCAAAGGGGCGCTCCATTGGCGATCCCATCTGGATCGCCCGCATGGCCGGCGCGTCCAGGTAATCGCCGCGATCCCGGGCCGCACAGGATTCACGCCAAAGCCGGTGCCCCTCCTGGGCGGTGAGAAAATCCGCCATGCCCTGGCTGATCTTCTTTCCGCGTCGGGCGGCATAACCGATGATCGCAACCATGATCTCGGACCGTGCTTCGGCCGTAGTCCGGGAACGCCGGGCCAGCGCGGCGGAAGCAGGAACCGCAACGGCCTCATTCCTGACAGCGACCGCATTCCGCACCGAAGTGTCGGTTCTCAGCAGCCGTTCCTTCAGCAACATCCCCTGCATGTCGGGCAGCAGAGAAATATGGTACTCGAAGCCGCCGCCACCTTCCTTGCCCTCGCGCTTGCGGCAAATGGAGACCGGCTGGTCGTTCCAGCCATCGCGTTTGGCGCGACGGATGACGCCGCTTTCGCTGTGCGGCAACCCTTTGTAACCCCACCGGCTGGCCATCTCGGCCAGTTCCCGTGCGGTGAAAAATTCCTGAACCTTGGGGAAAGACAAATCGTTCATCGCCGGATCTTCCTTCGCGCCGCCAGAGCCTGCTTGCGCGCCTGCAATTCTTCGATGTGATCGTCGAGCAGCCGCTCCTCGATCAGTTCCGCATATTCATTCTCGATCACCGTCAGCCCGAACTGCCCCGGCACAAAGCCGAGCAACTCCTTCGCATCGGTCGCATGGACGAGGCCGACAAAGGCATCGAGCGGGATCCTGTGCTCCTCCGATCCCTCGGAAGACCATTTGTTCAGCATCGCCTCGCTGACCGTCCTGCCGAGGAAGCCGCTCATCCGGCTGGCAACCTCGGCGCGGCTGATCCCATCCTCGCGCGCATCCCGGAGCGCCTGGCTGATCAACCGCGCGATCTTGTTGTCGAGGCGCCCGCGACCGATGACGTCATCGCTGTAGCCGACGCCCACCTTCGGGGGCTCCCAGCTGAACAGGTCTTTCGTCAGGGGATCGCGATGGCGCGCCATGTCAGATGCGCCCCAGCCGCTTGAGGGAGGCGATCATGCGATCGGCATTGTTCTGCACCACCATGTCGAGGGCGTCGTCGGTCAGCTTTCCGAAGGCGGTGTTGATCGCTGCGAACTGCTTTTCGGCCGGACTGACCTCTGTTCCGCGATCCAGAAATGCCAACGCTCCGCTGACGTTCGTGATGTCAGGATGCTCATCGCCCAGGATCAGGTCGAGAATGCGCCTCTGCATCGGCGGCTTCTGCTCGGAGAGCGCCTTCAGTTCGGTTTGCTTTCGCGCCAGATCGGTTCCGGGCAGCCGCCCGACCGCGTCAGCTGTCAGGTTTTCCCAAATCTTGACGGCGGCGTTGATCTTCTGCTTCGACAATCCGACCTTTTCGGCCAAAGAGCTGGCAAACCCGAAAACTTCCGGCTCGTCATTTTCGGTGGAACCATTTGTTCCACCGTTCCGGCTGCGCTGGTTTCCGCCGCCATTCGCAAAATCGGGATGCGCTGCGGACCAGATCACCTTCAGCTCATACAGGTGATGGCACCGATCCAGTGCGATCAGTTCGCCACGGCCGAGGTTTTCCATCACCTCTTCCAGCCGGGCCGCATCATCGTCACCCGCGGCGGAGATCGTCGCGGGGATCGTGGTCGCTCCGTTGATCTCATGCGCCCGCAGGCGGTGCAGGCCGCTGATCAGGCGATATCTGTCGCCCACCGCGCGCACCCGGATCGGGTGGAACAGCCCTTGCGTCAGGATCAGCGTGGCAAGCGCCTGCGCGGTGTCCTGATCAAAATCCCGCGCCCGGTCGGCGGGGACATCAATGTCCGCGATCGGCAGATCGAGGATCTCGGTATTCGTCATGATGGTGCCTGTAATCGTCAGGTTAGGGCCGCGCGTTGACCGCGCGGCTCGTTATTCGTTGGAGAAATGGGCCGTTGTCCGCGTCATCACGCGACCCTCCCGACCGGCGCCATCGCCGCTCTGGTCGTCACCAGCACGATCCAGTTCCTGACTGCCTGCGACCGATTGCGGATCGAGGTCGCGCAGAAGCCGTAGCCTTGGGCCTCGAAACGGGTGCTGCTGGCGCGGACATCACCAAGCGTGGCGGCAAGAAAGGCGGACACGAGGTCGCAGGCCGGGAGGCCGTCCAACTGCGCCGCAACTTTGCAGGCTGCGTTCAGGCGCTCGGCTTCCGACAACCGGCGGGGCGGGGTGTTGAAGGGTTCAAGCAGCATCGTTGCCCCCATTCGCCGCATCGTTGCGAGCAAGGAGATCGAAAACGATGCAGGCGATCCATGTGATTGGCCAAGCCCAAGCCATGCAAATGATCACGATCGCCAAACCGGCCCCGCTCTGGCCGGGCGTCTTGATCGCTGCATAGAACAGGACGGCCATCCAGACGGCGATGCCGATGACGTAAAGGATAATGAGAAGGCTGGTCAGCATCACAGCCCCTCCACGCCGGGGATGCCGACGCCATAGGCGAGCCAGAGACCCGCGATGAACAGAAGAACCAGCGCCACGGCGCCGATCGCGTCTTCAAAGGTGAAGGGGCAATCAGACAC